TCTGGACTACCGTTTTTTTAACCAGCACGTACAGCTTTTAATAACTGAAGTGCTTTAGCAGTCTGAGCAGGATCCATCTTAACCAATTCTCCAAAAGCATTAGACATTACATTCATTTGCTCTCTAGTTAATGGATTACCAGCCATATAGCTAGTAACTGATTTTCTTAATTGATTAGCATCGATACCAGGAAGCAATTCTGATAGTTTACCGTAGTTAAGGCTACCTTTGGTTTTAGTTGGTTCTTCACCGCCTGACATACCTTGTTTAACTCCACGAATAAACGATGATCCTACACCGCTGCCGCCAGCGTCATCTCCAGCGTCACCGCCTGATCGGCTAATGTCTTGAGCTGAAGCACCTTGCCCACCAATGACCGCATCAAGTTGTTGACCCATTTTGGCTTTAAGGATATCAGTAACTGCTGCTTTGATAATACTGTCTACTGTTGAATTCTTAAGTTCTACTTCGTCAATGATTGTTTCACTAACTGGGTTGTATCGTAATCCTGCTAATTGAGCAATGCGTGATAATTCACCAATGCTCTCAGCTGATTTGTTCTTTTTTCCTTTAGGAGGAACTTCATCGGCAGGTGCTTCAGGAGCACCTGGAGCTGCTGTATCAGCGGGAGTTTCTGGAGCACCTGGCTCAGCGGGTGTCTCAGGAGCAGCATCACTGCTTGGATCTGCTGGAACTTCTATCGTACCAGTAGGTTCAACTCTATCTGCCCCAAGTTCTTTGGCAATATCACCAGTTGCTGCACTACCCGATGCCATAGCTGCTTGTTTTAACGCAGCTTCGGCTCCTGCTGTAGGAAAACCGTTGGATTTTAAAAAGGCAATTAACGCATCCGAATTAGGTTTTTGATCTGTTTGACCTAGATAAAAGTCAAATTGTTTTCTGAGGCCATTAGCATACTTGGCCATGTCAAGAGCACCCTTAGCAGAACTACTTCCAAACTTAGAAGCAATACCTAGACCAGCCCTTTTTAACATACCTACAGGTGCTTCAGATACCTGTTGTTGTTGTTTTTGAGATAATATATCAGTGATTTTCATTTAAAAGTGTCCTAAGAACTTATAGAGTTATTTATATGTTTAGGAGTGAGCCAAGCTCACTCGTGTCTATCGCTAACGCTCAGACACATTTTTTTTAGAGTTAACTGCGAAGCAGTTTTAACTATTATCCAGATCGTTCAGTCACACTTAGCCCTTGCGGGCTAAAAGATGAACATTATCCGAGTCGAACATTGTCACACAGCAGTAGAGCATTACAGAGGCGGTCAGCCGGTACCTCGAGCTCCGTCTTATTCCTGACGGCGAACTATAATTTGCCTGCTATCGCATATTATAGTCGTGGGTTTTTCTCCCTCATTAGCCTTTTAAACTTGTCTTTTCGTACAGTAAACCGGTTATAGGCGTATCCGATCATCGTCCTGTTAAGGATAGTACTGTAGTTATCCTTCGCCAATTTAGGATCCTTACCGTGCGACATCACCACGGATTTTGGGCACCATATTAGTCACCGGTGCGGGTTTTTTTGGCGATTATTTTGCCTTTTTATGTTCTTCTAGACGCTGTCTAAGTATGTTTGATCCGCCAACTCTGACGTTTATAATGCCATTATAATAGTCATCTGTTTCTAAAACCCTGCGTTCAAACTGCTCTCTTGCCTCTAGATATGACATTTCTGCCTTAGATTTACAAAGATAAATGATTTCTCTGGTGAAGTTTTCCGGACCTAGTGCTTGGACATCTGCTTGTAGCCTATCAGAAGAACTCCAGTAGTCACGCCAATCGCTTTCTACTACAGATCTTCTTTTAAGTTTTTTGCCTTTGAGTGGTGGTTTTGTGCGTTTAAACTGTGTTAGTTTCTTGCCTATGTATTTTTGTCCGGTCTTAAGATTCGTGATTAGATAAACAAAGCCAATGTAGCCTTCTGGAATTTCATCTACAGGTTGATTTTGATATGTCCACAGCACTCACTTAGTTATTTTTGGGGGTCTGCCTAACATGCCTTTTCTGGCTCGCTTACGTGTTTGCCTTTTTTCTTGAATTTCTACTCGTCTTATACTTGCTTCGTTGCGTATTTCTGATAGCCAATACCGTGCCTTTATGCCTGCCTCGTCAGATCCTTTGTACTCAAAGCGGTCTTGCCACTTGAAGTACTCTTGGAATGCTTTAATCATACGATCGTGAGCATCTGTGCTCAAGCTACGATCTCCACATCATTTGAATAACTGGTAAAACCGTTTTCTTTTATTACTTTCAGCACATGATTTACCCTGCTGGTTAGATCATCCCTGTGCGATATTAAGAATACATTCTTGTTACGTTCACGGGTCATGCGTTTCAATACTGCAATAGAACTTTCAACACCGCTGGAATCCATGCCGCTATCAACTAGTTCGTCAATAAACAACAAGTTGATGGGCTGATATAGGTTTTCCCATACATCGCGGAACGCCCAACTTAGACTTAATATAAGTCTATTACGTTCTCCACGGCTGAGATTATCAAAGTCTAGGTCTTGTCCTAGTTGTGTAATGATTACTGATAGATCGTTTTGGAATTCTACTATATGCGGTAACCCAATTTTGTCTAGATAATAAGTCAAACGCTGATTTAAGAACGCTAGATTTTGATCAATAATACGTTTGCGTACAAAACTGTCTTTGTTAGTCAACAGTTTGTATAAAAACTCTTGATGATCCTTAAGTTTTGTTAACTCATTAACTGCTTCCCAGTCTATTTCTTGTACTGCGGTATTTTTTAAATCATCGATTTGTTCGGCATAGGGATTGGTTTCTGCTTCTTTTATAGTGATATCTTTTTCTAAACCTGAAAGCGTATTTTTGTGATTTAATGCTTCTTCAAGATTATCATAACTTACCTGCGGACACGCATTAAGTTCGCCCAATAATCCTAGTGCTTCTTTGAGAGTATCTAATTCTTTTTGGTGTTCGTTAACAGAATTAGTACTGTCTTCTAACTGTTTGGTTTTAGTAGAGACCATACTTTCATGTTTTTCGTCATGTAAGTCTTGGCCACAGCTATGACATTTATGATCAGCTAAAAGATTTAATTCTTTTTCTAGCTTGTCTAAGGTTTTTTGTTCTTTTTCAAAAGTAGTAACCTGTTTTGCGATCATCGCAGTTAGATTATCGTGTTCTTTTTTGTTTTTGTTCCACTCTATTAGAGCACGTTGATTAATAATTTCCTGATCAATATCGATAGTACCTAGTATGTCAATACTTTTTCTAAGGTTCTCTAAGGCTTTTTCTTTTTGATCTTCCCACAGTTTTTGTTTACGTTCTAAACTTTCAATACTCTGTTGTATTTTTTCGTTAGAGATCTTAATAGTCTCTATCCTTGTGTTTTCTGTGGCAATAGCATCTTTGGTCTGTTTGACTTGTTCTTTGAGATTTTCGGCTTTCTCGCTGAGTAAAGTAATTCCCAGCAGTTGCTCAATAATACTTCGTTGATCAGCAGCCTTCATTGACAAGAACGGCTCAGTGTAGGTATTCAAAGCCACAAGATGTTTGAACATTTCGTGTGTCATTCCAAACATTTCTTCAATGGCTTTTTGTGTTTCTCTAGAATCGCCCTGACTCTCGTCTAGGTCATCTAACTCTTGTTCTTGACCGTTAACACTAAACTTTAATAAGTTGGGCTTACGTCCACGTTCAATATGATATTCAATACCGTCTTTTTCAAACGTTACAGTAGCTAACATTCCTTTGCCGTTGATCTTGTTAACGAGATTGTCTTTCTTAATGTTAGTTAAAGCATTGCCGTAGATAGCATAACTTAGTCCATTAATGATTGTAGTTTTACCAGTGCCGTTACGAGCACCGCTGTCATCTCCGCCTAGGTCTAAATTTTCACCTAACACTAAAGTTAATTGTCCGCGGTCAAAATCAATAGCTTGGGTTTGATTCCCCACACTCATAAAATTTTTAACAGTAAGATTTTTTATTTTAATCATAAGTCTCTGTAAATGTCCAACAATAATTTTTTGTCATAGGAATCGCTTTCAATAGCATCAATCTGATTCATCACAATCGTATCAACTGATTCAAAATTAACGTCTATGGCCACTGCATTGCTTTCTACCTCTACTTTTTCAGGTATAAGCATAAGTTCTCTAAGATTATACTGAGGTATAAACTGTTCTTTGATAAAGTTAGCCTCTTCAAATGTAATAGGTAGATCTATAGTAACTCTACAGTGCATTTTTTCTTTAAGCAAAGAATCTGGACTATCTATAATTTGGCTTAACTTGTAGGTTCTAAACGTAGGCTGTCCGGGCCAAATACGATATTCTGGTTTTCCGCCCCACTCTAACATCATCATGCCGCGGTCGTCGTCTCCGGCATCGGCATAGTTGTGCGGAAAAGCATTACCAATGTAAGTGATATTCCTGCTAGTCTGACGCTTATGGAAGTGTCCAGAGAATACATATTCTTGATTTACAAAATGTGTGCTCTGTAATTGTCCATGATCGGGCATCTGTACCATAGCATTCATGTAGAAATTTGGAAGCTCAAGATGTCCAAAAATATAACGACTCTTGATCTTAGGAACCTTTTGCCATTCATCACCTACTAGCCACGGTAGAATAGTAACATCGCCCTCAGTGAACGGATCTCTAATAGGTACTACATTAGGAAACAATCTCATAAACTCTATAGAGTTAATTTCACGTTTATCTTTATAAAATAAATCATGGTTTCCTAAAATAAAATATACTTTTTCAAAGTTTTGGCTTAGACGTTCTAGATTTGAAACGGTATAGTTCATGGTACTGACATCAGTGGTCGCACGATTGTGATGCCAGTCACCTAAAAATATAGCAGTTTCACACCCTTCATCTTTGGCAGTGTCGCAAAACCATTTGACAAACTCTTCACAATCGGCATTATGCGTTCGACTGCCTGATTTTAATCCAAAATGTATATCTGTAAAACACGCTGCTTTTTTGAATAGA